TGTCAGGAGGACAGAAGCAAAGGGCAGCAGTGGCACGTGCGATAATAACAAATCCCGAATTAATTTTGGCTGATGAGCCAACAGGCGGTGCATAGTTAGTACGACAAAGACTACAAAAAACGAATGTCCATGCTTCCATCCTCATACACCAGCACCGATTCAACAAACGACTTCCAGAAAGTGTTCTTTTCCCGATCCGAAAATGTATGATATACGGCTTCCCAATCTTCCGACAGCAGCTTCTTCACACTGTCAAGGCTTCGCATAGGTGCAGCAGTCGAACACTTTTGAAGTTCTTCGATCTGCGCCTTGAACTTGTCATATTCACTTCTGTACGCTTCCTTGTCGATCAGGTCATCCATAAACAAATCATACAGTTTTTTCATTTTGCGTTCTATCTTTGCAATTTCAGTGACAGGATTCTTCTGAACTGTGCTGGCAGCAGTCACTTCGTACTTCGCGATATAATCAGACAGAGCAGGACGGATGTGCGCAAGCATGTATTCTTCAAGATCAGCTTCACGATATGTTTTGCCGCGATCACACAGCTTTGATTGCGCCTTGAAATTGCAACGATAATTCTTGTACATCTTTTCAGAGCCGTCAGCCATCCTTCTGTATGTGACAGTACCGCACATATAATGATTGCAGGACGAACAGATCAGAAGACCTGAAAAAATATAGAATTGCTGTGTGTGTCTGATCCGAACATTCCTGATTGCAAGTTTCTGGATGCGCTCAAAGCGTTCAGGACTGATTGTCGCAGGACAGAAGTCAGGATCATCACGATACTGACCTTTGAAAAGCGGATTCTTCAGGTATCGCGCAACTGTATCATAGCAGACACGAATATTATACTTTTCCTGAAGAAAAAGCTGTGTGTCACGCTTGCTGCATGTAGCTTCAAAGCGGTCAAACATATCAAGCGCAAAGCAGTTCCATTCAGGATCAATGATGACATGCTTTTCCGCATCCAGTTTCAGACCGCGCGGAAGGCTGCCTGACACATAGGTTTTATTCTTCAGCTTATAAGCAAACACATCTTTGATTCGGTCGGAATCACGATCACATTCATCCTGTGCGACAGACAGACGGATGTTGATGTGCAGTCGTCCGTTCGTGGTTGTAGTATCATAGTTTTCTGTGACAGCCTTCCATTGCACGCCGTTGGCTTCAAGTATTTCCTGAATCTTGTGATAGTCCCCGATATTTCTAAACCAGCGATCCAGCTTCGTGAATATGATCAGGTCGAAGTCGTGAGCCTTCACGCCGTTCAACAACCTGACAAACTCTTTTCGCTTGTTGAACCTCTTTCTTGCGGTCAGGGCTTCATCAATGAATGTGTCAACAAGTATCATCCGATTCACTTTGATGAAATCTTCAAGAATCAGATCTTGTGCTTCAAGCGTATCGCCGTGAAGCACCTGATCATCGTGGCTGCATCTGATATATTTAACTACACGAAGCCCGAAAAGTTGTGGGTTTGGAGTAAAAAAAGACATATAAAAACCTTCTTTCTGGTAGCGAAAGAAGGCTTGATATGATAGAATGTAAAAGGACATAATATCATCGTGGGCGGTCTTCCGCGATATATTTTGTTTCAATGTTTCGCAAGGGAAGTCGCTGGTCACGGCTTCCTTTTTTATTTGTATAGAGTGCCTGAAGCGTGTACATAATCAAAACTAGGAGGATGACGCAATGGAAATCCTAACGTGGCAGGCACGAACAGACAGACACTTGACTTTGAAGCAGCTGGAAGCCCTGACAGGAATCAGCAAGTCAACGCTGAACACGATTGAAAACGGCATCACATCGCCAACACTGCGCCAGCTTGAAGCGATAGCAGCTGCACTTGATGTCAAGATCACTGATCTGTTTGATTCTGAATATAAATGATAAACTGTGCGCCGACAATGCTTCTGACGCTTATTTCCTGATATATGGAAATAACTGGAAGCGGTCTTTTATTCCAATAATTTCCATGATACAATCCCGACAAGAGAAGGGAGGGAAGCCGATGATCCGAAAGAGAATCAACACGCTTCTGAATAAGTTGTCGGATGCACAGCTGAAGCGCATATATAAATACATAAAGTATGTATACATACACGGATAAAGTAAAAGGAAGTAGGACTGGTCAGGTCACTGCTTCCTTTTGTTTTGCTTAAATTCTTTATATGCTTTATGACGCTTGAAACCAAAATATAAAAGCGGCGCAGCAATCACAATACACACAGGATTGAAAGCAACGAAGAAACCTAATAGCATAAAAATACCGAAGCCGATCAGAATATTTCCACTTTTAGGAATTGGAACAACTTCAACAGGCTTTTGATCTTCATGCTTAATAATATTATCAACCGAACGATAAACGCCAGTCGCATACACAGGAACTTCAGGAACATCGCCGAAGATTTTATAAAAGCAGAATAGTGTTGCTTTTGCATCGTCAAGCGCATTGTGCCAGCTGTCTTCGCTATATGAATAATATTCTGCACATGTCTTCAGCTTTTGCCATTTATATTCGTTGTAACGCTTTTGCCCATAAATTTCAGCAAATGCAAGCATTACATCAACGACAATAGAATTTTCTTTTGCATGATATTCAATGCCAGAATTAAATATAAAAGGCAAATCGAAGCCGTGAATGTTATAACCGACAATCATGTCTGCATTTTCTAAAATGCGTTGAATAGTATGTGCATAATATAAAAGCGGCTTACAGCCTTTTACCATTGAAGGGCTTATGTGGTTTACTTTTTCAGCATCAGTCCAGCATTCGTGATGAACAGGCTTCACATATTCACTGAAAAGGATTGCACCAGAGCCGTCAATAATAGAAAGCTGAAGAATTTCATCGTCATAGTGATTCAGTCCTGTTGTTTCTGTATCAAGACAAATAATGTTCAATAGATCACTTCCTTTATTCAGTTTTATCCCAACCAACCTTCTTGACTAGCTGCTTCATATATTCTTTGATTCGTTCACGGCTTCCAGCTGGTAAAGACACATACATTTCAACAAGTGCCTTGTCAAAATCGTTCAAATCATACTGCGCACACAATTCATCAACGATTGTCTGCGGAAGGTCGTCAAACATTTCCCCTTCGCCATACATTAAATAATCATAATTCACATTGTATTCACGACAGATAGAAATTGCCATCTGATCAGTTAAGTTGTTCACACCTTTTTCGATTCTGGAAATAGTGGTTTTTGTTACACCTAACTTTTCCCCGAACTTTTCAAGAGTTAAACCAAGTGATTTTCGCACTTCGTTGACGCGTTCGCCATTTGTCATATTTATTCCACCTTTCTGTATATTTGCTTTTCTGATTGTAGAATAACACGACAGCAAGCAAAGGTCAATAAAAAAGTTACCGTAAGCAACAAAAAACTGTTGACAAAGTGACTGTAAGCATCTATACTGTAACTGTAAGCAACAGAAGAAAGCAGGAAAGAACGGATGAAGCGAGAGGGCGGCACGCAAGTGACATGGCGGTCAGGCTGTAGGATAACAGACAGAGCGTGTGCAGAATAAACATGATCCGTCAAAGTAGTTGAAGAAAGCAGGAACATCAGGGCAAGAAAGCACAGTGTACCGCACTATTTGAAGAAAGCGGATAGGTTGAGCCAAACAACACTTTACCCCTAAAACAAGAAGATGTTAAGCGGAAGAATCAATCGCGCGAGATGACACAGCACTTTTGTTTCTTACACAAAAAAGGACAAGAAGGGAGCAGAAAACATGAACATGATCGCGACAGTAGCAACAAAGGAAAAAGCGTGGCAGCTTGCAGACAAACTTTTCCCAACAGATTACAGCAGAAACGAACCTGACAGCCTTCGCGCTGGCTATCCAATATTTAACACAACATCAACAGACAGCAAATACAAAGGCTTCCACATATCAGACCTGAACGCAGCACTTGAATTGAATATGGGAGCAGAAACAATCAGGATCAATATTTCAGAATATGAAACAAAGCCAGCACTTGAAAAAGCGGACAAAACAGTGGATCGAGAAGCAGAGATCAAGGACAACTTCGACAAGCTGCTTCAGTATGTGAGCGACAAAAGAAAGTCAGCAGAACTTCACGAAAGACAGAAATACAACTATTACTGTGACAGACAGGCTGGTTGCTGGAACTGGACGAAGGAACAGGATGAAGCATATCAGAAGGAATGGGACGACATCATCGTTCAGATGCACGCATTGAAAGACCTTGAAAACGCGATGAACCTTGCAAGAACCAAAGGGATCATATAAACATCACAGAACGAAGGGAGGAAACAACATGGCAGCAGTTACGAACGAAAAGAAAAACCTGAACAGCCAGACCGAAGATGTCAGCGAATTTATTATGCTGCTGAAGCAGATGTCTGACAGCGACAGAATGGTCATCAAAGGGATGATGATGTGGGCGGCAGGAGAAAACAGACCAGTGAAAACAGCCTAAAAGGGCATAGGATGTCCCCGATCAGGAATGGTCGGGGAGTAAATGAAAGGAAAGTACAACATGAACACGAAACAGAATTTATTCACAGAAGAAGAACTGGCGAAGGTTACGGATGAAGCAGAAAGAAAGCACCTGATCGAGTGTGCGCAGGATCAGTCAAAGATTGATATGAAGTACATGGAGATCATGAGCAAATATGACTTGTGGGAAAAAGGGAAGCGCAGCAGATACTTCCACGCAACAACACATGAAAATGCAAAAAAGATCATGCAGGACGGAGTGATCCGAAAAGGAATAGACGGCGGCGTGTATATCTGCAAACAGCCACTTGAAGCAGCACGATTTGTTGCGATCCGCGGACATGAAACAGGAACGATCTTTGAAGTCGAACTGGAAGAAAGGAAGGTTGTGGAAGCACACGATCACAACGAAGCCTTCTTCGGTTGCAAAGCATATATGTACATGGATGACATACCGACACAGAAGATTGTGAAAATATCAAGATATTCAACAGAGCAGGAGGACGACAAGGAATGACACTGCAAGAATACGAAGCGCAAGGCGGCTGCGAAGGCTGCTACTTCTACGGAACAATAGACGTGGACGGAAGAAAAGGCTGTACATTCCACTGGTTTGACGATGAATCGGAAGACTGGGAATACAGCAAGAATTGTGACGAAATATCAGACTGACAGCCGAAACAGGGCGCAAGCCCTGTCGATGAAGGATGGCAACCTTCATCCTGACGATGGCAAGCTGAAAGCCAGTCGGATGAATACTGTGAAAACATAGCGGCGTGTGTGTACTGCCAGAATTACACATGGATGGTCAACAGGTTTTAGGGATGTTTTTAATGCGAAAACAAACGACACAGCATAATACATGACCAGAAGGGGGAATGTTGAAAAAATTATTTTGGACTTTGCGAAAGCAGTATGTGAAGGAGAACGAACAATGATTGATGAAAAGAAAGTTGAATTGATGAAGAAGCTGCAAAGACTTGCAGAACGCGGAGTGGGCGGCGAAAAAGAAGGCGCACAGAAGAAATTGCAGCAGCTTATGAAAAAATACGACATTGAAGAAAGCGATCTGTCAGATGACAAGCTGGAAGACCATGAATGGAAATATCACAACGACTTTGAATTGCGCTTGCTGAAACAGACAATATACAAAGTCTTAGGAAAAGACGGATTGAATCAGATGTATCACTACAGATCAGGAAAAGGAAAGAAAACTATTCAGGGCGTACAGTGTACAAAAGCGCAGGCAATTCAGATCGGGATTGAATATGAATTTTACTGTGAAACATGGAAAGAAGAACACGACTTCTTCTTCAAGTGCTTCGTACAGAAACACAAGATTTTCCCAACCAAAGAAGAAATGATAATAAGACCGCAAGACGATGTTGAAATGTCTGACGAAGATGCGATGCGGATGCAGATGGCTATGTCAGCAATGAAAGACAAGAGCATGACACAGAGAATTGAGGGATAGAAGATGATAGTAGGATTTGAAGAACATGGCTTCGTGGTAGCTGCGGAACACATGCCAGACACATGCACGAACTGTCCATTCTGGCTGACTGATTTAGAAATGCAAGAAGATGGCATGTGCTTCCTGACAGGCGAAGTGATCCCAACACCCGAAAGAACATGTGACACAAAGGTCATGGGAAACTGCCCGATCTTACCACTGAATAGATTGAAAAAGAAGAAAACAAGAAAGGAGAAAAAGCAATGGCGAACATAGATGTCATGTACAGCAGCAAGACAGATCAGTGGGCGACACCTGACGACTTCTTCAGAGAACTTGATCAGGAATTTCATTTCAACCTTGATCCTTGCGCTAACGAACAGAATCACAAGTGTGAAAAGTATTTCACAAAGGAAGACAATGGTCTTTCAAAGGACTGGGGGGGGTATCGCGTGTTTTGCAATCCTCCGTATGGTAGAGCGATTACAGACTGGGTTGAAAAGGCATACAGAGAAGGGACAAAAGACAACACGATTGTTGTTATGTTGATACCAGCGAGAACAGACACAAGATATTTTCACGACTTCATTCAGCACCGATCAGAAATCAGATTTGTGAAGGGGCGTTTGAAGTTCGGAAACAGCAAACAGGCAGCCCCATTCCCTTCAATGGTAGTTATATTCAGGGGTGCTGGAATGTAGGAGGAAAACGCATGAGCAGACCGACAAAGACATGTTATGACTGCAAGAACGCTTGCTGGGATTCTGTACCATACGGAAGCACAACAGCAACAATGTTCGGAGGTTGCGACAAAGAAGATGAAATGACAGAGGAAGAAGCGGAGAGATTCGGAGAAACAGAAGACTGTCCATTCTGGGAAAACAGATACAAGGAGGAAAACGCATGAATACACCAGATGCAAGAAGAATATTTGAAGCAATAGCAATGATCCTGTCGAACAGGAATGATGGTGTCAGGGTGCAGCTGTCAGAGATTAAGACAAAGGCAGCGAAAGCATCTTGAAGGACAAAAAAAGAAAGCCTTCGGACTAGCTTGGCGGCTTCCGAAGGCGATCCAGATTGTGACTTTTTAAGGTCTGCACATCTATAAAAAATTATACAGCAGACTTCCAAAAAAGTCAATAAATCAGGGACTTTCAAAAGGCTTCGCGTCCTTGTAATAGATAGTAACAAATCAAAGAAATATATAAATATCTATAACAGGAGCAAAGAAGGACATGAAGAGAAGGAAGAAAGCTGTGTATGTAGATTATGACTATGAAGCAGCATACCAGAAGATGTTGACTGACTTGGAAGAAGACAACATGTGCAGGATGCTGAATGAAGGCAAGGTCAGATCAATATATGCCACTAAGGAGATAAAGGCAGCAGAGCAGATGGATATTGAAATATATCCAGAGTTCAGAAGAGGACAGAAAGAGCAGATACCAGACGAAGCAAAGCTGAAGAAGCAAAGACAGGCACAAAGAAATCTGAATGAGAAGAACAGCAGGAAGGAATGTGAACGGACGATCAATGCGAACTTCACGGACAATGACATCTGGGGGACACTGACATATACAGACGGCAACATGCCGAACAGCATGAAGGAAGCACAACACGACATGACGCTGTACATAGGACGCTTGAACTATGAGCGAAGAAAGAAGGGGCTTGCAAAGCTGCGTTATGTGTATGTGACAGAGTGTTCGGACAAAGGACGCTGGCATCATCATTTTGTATGTGACGGCGACATGGGGCTGGAAGCGGTTGAAGAAAAGTGGAAGAAGGGGCGCAGGAATCAGGTGCGCAGACTTCAGAAGGACGAAAACGGACTGTCAGGAATGGCGAACTACATCACGAAACAGAAGCACCCTGACAAGAAAGGAAAAGAGCCGAAGCCAGTCGGGAAGTATCAAAAGGCATGGAAAGCCAGCAAAGGATTGAAAAAGCCTGAAGTACATAAAAACCACTACAAGTTCAAGCAGAAGGACATTGACGAAGTTGTGACAGGACGATGCGATCTTGAAGACAAGCTGAAGAAATGGTATGCAGCAGACGGCTACAAGCTGACATCGTATGAAGTCAGATACAACAACATGAATGGCAGATTTTATATATACGCAAGGATGTATAAACAGCCACAGGAAGGAGAAAAGATTGACAAAGCGACAAGTAAGATTAAGCAGAAAACAGCGAAGAAGAAGACAAAGAAAAAGACAGTTGCGCGATGCGGCACATAACTTCATCAGGACGGCAAAGAACTTCATTCAGCGCAAGCCAAAGACGGCAGCAGCTTTTCTGATCACATTCATCACAATATATGTGGCGGTAATGCTGGGATTCGCGATCGGCGGCATGATCAGCACAAAGGGAAAGACACCAACAGAACAGGAAAGCGAAGCAGAAGAACAGACAGAAAGTGACTTGAATGCAGATGAAGAATATCCATTCAATACAATGTCACAGGATTGGAGCGGCGAAGACATGGAAGGATTCTGCTATCACGAAATATCAGACGAATGCAAGGCAGCAGGCGGCAAGTTTCCAGTAATGGCGCAAATATACACATACATTGTTTGTCAGAATTATGGCGTTGATTACGAAATGGTGTTCGCACTGATCGAAAGGGAAAGCGAATGCAACTGGAACGCTTCAGGCGATGGCGGCACATCATGGGGATATATGCAGATAGCACAGAAATGGCACAATGGTAACGTGTCAGATTCAGACACCAGCGTCAGCAGATGAAGAAATGCTGCGCTTGATTATTGCAAATGACTATCGAAACAAGACAGTCACAGACATTTTGGAAGAAGAAAAGCAGTTGAAGGACATCTTGCAGAGAATGAAACAGGAAGGAAGGGAGATCAAGGGATATAAACTTGACAGCGGTCGCCTTCGTGATGTCATTGCAAAGATGCTTCAAATGCCAGCGACAAAGATTGCACAGATCGAGAGCATCAACAAGCATCTGATCCCTGAATTTGCCGAAGAACTGAAAGAAGGTCGCCTGACTTTTTCTGCTGCCTATATGATCAGCGGAATGAACGAAGAAACACAAGAAGAAATGCTGGAACGCTATCAGGAAAACGGCTTGACATACAAGGAAGTGAAAGAGATCAAGCAGCAGCAGGAGGAAAAGGCGGCAGCAGGACAGATTGAAGGTCAAATGGACATTGACCAGTACACAGAAACAGAAGAAGAGATCGAAGAACCTGAAGACGATGCAGAGGACACAGAGGACGAAGACGAATGGGAAGATGCACACCCTGAAAGCATCACATCGCTGTGTTATAGCTGCAAAAGATATTCAGACTGCAATGTGAAGACAGGAACATGTCAAAGCTGTGATCAGTACATCAACAAGGCAGAAGCCGAAAAGACCGAAGAAGAAAGATACAGTGAAGAACAGGACGCAATTGACAGAGAAACAGCAAAGAAACTTCGCGAGAAGGCAGACGAAGAAAAGATGCAGCAGCTTCCTTCAGACGGCAACAAGGACAAGTGCATCAGAATGTCACAAAGCGCATTTGAAGAAATTGAAGCAGGCAAGCCGTACATCATCACGAAAGACGACAGCTTCAGAAAAGGACAGGAAGTGACGCTGATTGCATTCAAGGAAGGCAAGGCGACAGGGCAGCAGTGCAAGAAGACAATTATCTGCGTTGACACAAGCATCACATCATCAGCACTTGAAGACGGCTATTGCATTTTAGGACTGGGAGAAGTAAAGGCAGGCGAAGAATAATGAGCAACAGACCAGAAACGACAAAGATGCTGTCATTGTCAGTAGAAAAACACATAAATCCGTATAACGATACAAGAATATACTGGGCGCGTGAAGTGACCTTTGATTATTCAACATCAAAAGGGAAACGCGTTGACTATATGCTTTTTAAGCCAAAGAACAACACACCTTCAGGAATTGAAAAAGGCGACTTTTATTGCTACGAAGTGAAGTCATCGGTTGAAGACTTCCATTCAAAAAACGGACACAACTTTCTGGGCGATTTTAATTATTATGTAATGCCTGAAGAAGTATATGCAGCAGTGAGCAATGAAGTTCCATGCAATGTCGGCGTGTATGTTCCTGACGGATTGAACCACAAAGGGACATGCTACGACTTGAAGTGTATCAGGAAGGCAAGAAGAAAAAACAGGGACAGATCAGTTCAAGAAATGCTGCTAATGATGTTTAGATCGGCAGCGAGGGACAGGAGGAAGGACAATGGCATTTTGCAGATGGTATGACAAACAGTTTGAAGATGTATCAGAACACGAACAGGAGCAGTGCGAAGAAAATGGTCAGGATTGCAGGACATGTCCTGACCTGATCGCAGACAGCAAACAGGCGGCAGCAGTCGCAGCAGATTATATTGACAATCCAGTAATGGAGTTTGGAGCATAGGAGGAAAAGCAGATGCAGGACAGCAAAGAAGTGAGAGAAATGGCGAAAACATTCAGAGAAGCAGCAGACGTTCTGGATGAAATGGCAGACTTCGCAGAAAACCGCAAGGAAATGACAAAAGAGGAAAAGGAAAGCAAGGAAGAAGAACTTCTGGGAAGATTTGCAGCGAAAATGATTAAGATTCAGCGATTCAGCTAATTGCAGGAAGGGGAAGCAGTATGAATGAAATAATCTGTAACAAATGCAACGCAGCATTCACACCTGACATGATAGAGATTCAGAAAAAAGTGATCACGCAGGATGAACATGGGGATGATGTGATCGAACAGTATTATGAATGCCCGATCTGCGGCGCACATTACACGATCACGATTATGGACAGAGTACAGCGCATAGCAGTCCAGAAGCGCAGACAGTACCAGACAGCAATCCAGAACGCAATCAGGGCAAGAAAGCCGGCAAGAGCGCAGACTTACAAAGACAAGGAAAGAGAACTTGCAGACGACATTCAGGCACGCGCAAAGATGCTGAAGGAAAAATATGGAGAATATACGGAGGAATAAAAAGCATGTACGAACATTTCACAAGACAACAGCAGCAGTTCGATGTCAGACGCGGCGATGTGTATTATATCAATAACAACAGAGGGCAGAGAGGAAACGAGATCAGGAAGGACAGACCAGCGGTCATTGTATCAGCTGACTTCCTGAACAAACACAGCGGTGATGTGGTCGTTGTGTTCCTAACATCACAGCCGAAGAAGGACATGTCAACGCATGTGACGATCAGAACGACTGGAAGGGTATCTGAAGCACTGTGCGAACAGCCGACAACAGTCAGTGTTGAAAGATTGAATAACAGGATCGGAAGTGTGACAGACAGAGAAATGCAGCAGATCGACATTGCGCTTCAAATCGCATTGAAACTGGATGCAGGAGCAGACACGAAGGAATATGTCGAAAATCAATCGGGGGGGGCATCACACAGCGGCGATACAGTGGTTGAAAGTGAACACGATTGCATCATACGGCTTGAAACGGAGCGCAACACATACAAGAAACTTTATGAAGACATTATGAATCGAAGGAGATAGAAAAAACATGCGAAGTATATGGATTGAACAGGCGATCAGCAATCTGGGTGGAATTATCGTGATTATATTGCAGTTGGGATTCATTGCAGTCCTGATAGCACTGATCATCCTGATTGTTGCAGAGATAATCAAGGCAGCAGTCAAAGGAATCAAAGAGCAAAAAGGAGCAAAGAAGAATGAATAAGGTCATATTGATGGGAAGACTGACAAGGGATGTACAGACACGATATACAGAAGGCGCAGAGCCTATGGCAATATCGCGCTTCACACTTGCGGTTGACAGGAGAGTCCAGAGAGATCAGGAAGGACAGTCAGCTGACTTCATTTCCTGTGTGGCATTCGGAAAGACAGGACAGTTCATGGAGAAGTACGGACAGCAGGGAACAAAGTTTGTGATTGAAGGACGCATTCAGACTGGCAGCTATACAAACAAAGAAGGTCGCAAGATTTACACAACGGAAGTTGTTGTGGAATCGGTCGAGTTTGCGGAAAGTAAAGCGGCAGCAGGCGACAACCAGTCAAGACCACAGCCAGCACCAGACAGCGGCGATGGTTTTATGAACATACCAGACGGCGTTGACGATTTGCCTTTTACATAAAGGCGCAGGAAGGAGTGAAAGACATGAAGCTGAAGGAATATGCAACAAAGATAAAAAACAGGCTTGTGGGACAGCGTGCGAAGCCACAGGAGGAAGAAAAAGACGATCTGTCAGAGAAAATTGCAGAACGCACACAGGAATTGATTGCGGAAGACAGACAGGAAGCTGTCAGGGCAGCAGTCGTGGAAGAACCCGAACCAGAAGAAACGACAGAACAGCCGAAAGCAGAAAGAAACATCAGTGCAGATGTGATGAAACTGGCAGCAGTCACAAGAGGACTGAAGATTGATCCTGAATGGACAAAAGAAGAAACGATCAAAGCTGTATCGGAATACAGCGGACTTCCTGAAGAAGAAGTCGAAGTGCTGCTTGAATCGACAGCAAAGTGGGCGCAGGAAACAGGAAGAAAAATGGTAAAGAGTATCACGGAAGCGTTTGAAAAGTTGAAGCCAGCGTTTGAACAGGTAGGGAAAGCAATCACAGAAGCATTCAGGAAGACAAAATGGACAGGATTGCAGTTGCGAAAAGAGCTGATCAGCAATAACAGACGCAAAATGAAAGGAATGCCGATGATCAGGGCGAAGGCGATTGAAAAAGCCAGAAGGAATGAAAGGCGAAAGCCTAAAAAGTAGAAAGAAGGTGTGCAATGTGCAAAATAGCGATGAAACGCAGCAGGACATGACGGAAGCAATCAGGATCGCGGTGCGGAAGGCGTTTGCTGAAGTCAAAATTGAAGAAAAGAGAGCAGAGAAGAAAAAAACACTGTATAACACACGAAGATTGATGGAATCATACATAGATTTGAAAAAATACATCAATAATGCAATTACGGAGGAAGAAGAAGTCACAGAAGCGGCATACAGCGTCCTGAAGGGCGAAAATGCGAAGCTGAAATCTGTCAAGGAAGCGAAAATGGTCACAGCGATGATGATTATTAACATTGACAGGGCATTGACCGAACTGGAAACCGAAAGCAGGAAAGAAGGCACATTGTACAAGTATGAAGCGTTCAGAATGCACTATATTGACGGACTGACCTTTGAAGAAATTGCGGATCAGCTTGATTGTGGAAAAAACAGCCCTTCAAACTGGTGCAAGGCGATTTTGAAGAAAATGTCTGTCAAATTATTCGGAATTAACGGAATTTAAAAAAGGCGATCTGAAAAAGGCTTTTTTCGAGGGAAACGACAACGAAAGCATGGGAAAAGCGTGGGAAAAGTGAGGGTTTTTATAGGGGACATCCTAAAGTAAAATAGTATCGTGAAATGTTGTACAGAAAGACCGAAACAGCACAGAAGTGTTGAATCGGTCTTTTTTATTGCATTTCTGCCCTCTTATTTGCGGAATGTGGGTGCTTATATAAGGGCATCCACAGGAAGCATAAAAACAAGGCTTTATATAGGGGCATACCTGACAGGGGCGCATATATAGGGCGTATATAAGGGACATATATAAGCGGCTGCATATAGAGCCTATACAGACGGCTATATGAAGCATATGCAGCAGTAGGAAGGTGGTGCAAGGGTTTGTTATTTCACAAGTGCAGATGTGGGGCTTTAATACCGCAGAATATAGATGAATGTGAAGCCTGTGCAGCGAAGGCAGCAGGGCAGCAGTCAAGACACATGGAATACAACAAACACCGAAGAAACAAGAAGACAGCAGCCTTCTATGTATCAAGTGAGTGGAGGAAGACAAGAGCCGAAACAATCAGGCGGTTTGATGGCGTTGATATATATGCCTTCTATGTGCTGCATGTAATACAGACAGCTGACATGGTGCATCATATCACACCTATTGAAGACGACTGGAACAGACGACTTGATGCAACCAATCTGATCCCATTGAGCAATCACAGCCATGGAATCATTGAAGCCTTGTACAGCAAGGATGAACAGACAAAAAAAGCGACACAAAAGATGTTGTATGACCTGATAGAACGCCACTGGAAGGCGACAGGGGGAGTATGAAAAAGTATCGGGTTAAGTTTATTTAGTCGCGCTTCCCCTTTTCCGTGGAGAAAACTCCCCACGGAAAATCCAGATCAGGGCATCCGAAAAAGGGTGCGTGTCAGATTCTGACACACCGCAAGGAAACCAGCAAAGAAGGGAGGTCGCAGAAGAATGGCAGGACAACGCCAGCCGATCGCGCTGGTACAAGCAAAAGGCAAAAAACACCTGACAAAAGCAGAAATTGAAGAACGTCAGCGAACAGAAGTGAAAGCGGCTGCGGACAAAGTGACAGCACCGCAATACTTATCGCCGACACAGAAAAGAACCTTCAAGAAAATCGTGAAGGAACTTCGTGCGATTGACCTCATATCGAACCTTGATGTTGATGCACTTGCAAGACTGGTCATCGCACAAGAAAAATACATCGCAGTCACGCAAGAACTGAACAGACAACCGATCATGGTGGAAATTGAGATCGCAACAAAGCAGCTGGACGAATACGGACAGCCAGTGAAGATCAGAAAAGAAGTCGTGAACGGAGAAGTGGAAAGACTTGCGCTACTTCAAGACAGATACTTCAAGCAGTGTCGTCAGGGGGCTGCGGACTTCGGACTGACAGTGTCAAGCCGCTGTCGCCTTGTAGTGCCAAAAGCAGACAAGGAAACACCGAAAGAAAACAAGTTCGCGAAATTCGCATAAGGCGAACACATGACAACAGATAGAACTACACAATACGCGCTGGATGTCCTTGCGGACAAGATTGTTGCTGGCGATCTGGTCAAAGCAGCATGTCAAAGACATATAGACGACATGAAAGCGGCTGAAGCTGCGCCATATCGCTATTACTTTGATGTTGAAGAAGCAGAAAGGATCATTGACTTCGCTGAAACACTGACTATTGCGGAAGGCGAAGAAGAACAGCCAGTGACGGCATATCCATTCCAGTGCTTCATTCTGGGAAGCCTGAACGGATGGAGAACTAAAGACGGACATCACAGACGATTCAGAACCAGTTATATACAGCTGGGACGACAGAACGGCAAGTCATTCCTGAATGGTATTTTGGCGGCTTATTACGGCAATTTTGACAAGTACAAATATGGTCAGGTTTACTGTACAGCCACAAAGAAAGATCAGGCAATGATTGTCTTCAACGAAATTGTGAAGTTCATAAATTCCGACAGCGATTTGTCAGAGTGCTTCAAGATTCACGAACACAATTCAACAATCGACTGCAAGATCACACACAGCAAGATCAAGGCACTGTCAGGCGACACGAAGTCGATTGATGGATTCAGACCATATCTGGGAATAGTGGACGAATATCACGCGCACAAAGATGATCAGATGTACAAGCTGCTTGAAGGCGGCATCAAGAAAATGAAGTCGGCACTGATCAGCGTGATCACGACAGCAGGATTTGACCTGAAATCGCCGTGTTTTGCGCTGTATGAATACTGTGTGAAAGTCCTGAAGGGTGTTGCAAGCAATGATTCACAGTTCATTTACATCGCGCAGATGAATGAATCTGACGATATGTGGACACCTGAAAACTGGATCAAGGCAAACCCGATTCTGGAATATGACAGGGACGCATTGCAGAACATGATCCCGATTGCTGCAACGGCGAAGGAAATGGGAGGATCAACACTGCGCGACTTCATCGTCAAGCAGCTTAACATGTGGATTCAGTGGACGAATGATGTCTATATCAAGGACATGGATGTCTGGACAAGGGCAGCAGTCAAGAAGACACTGGCTGACTTCAGAGGTCAGAAGGCTTATGTCGGACTTGACTTGTCATCAGGCGGCGACTTGACATCAATCGCAATCGTGATCCCATTCATGCAAGGCGAAGACAAATGCTACTTCGTACACGCACACAGCTTCATCCCGAAGCGAAGGGTTGAAGAACACATCAAGACTGACCGCGTACCTTATGATCTATGGATCAGACAAGGACTGGTCGAAGTGACTGAAACAATGGGCGGTGTGAAAACTGACTACAAGTACATTATTGCGTACCTGAAGAAGATTGTGAAGCTGTATGAATTGGATGTGCAGTGGATTTGTTACGATCCTCACAATGCTTCCGCATTCCTGACAGATTTGGAAGCACTTGGATTTGACAGCATTGCTGTCAAACAGTCAGCGCGAGAATTGAACGATCCGACAGTGGACTTCCGACTGGAACTGGAAGCAGGACATGTCGAACATGACGGAAACGAAGCAATGAAGTGGTCTATTGCAAACGCGAAGACGACATCGAACAGCTTCGGAGAAATCAAGATTGACAAGGAATACACGACAGAACGAATTGACATCGTGGATGCAATTATTGACGCATGGATGATGGCAATGAAGGGCGAAATCAAGCCAGATGTCAACAGATACCTTGATATTTGGTTTGCAGGCACAGAGAAATTGCGACAGAAGGGAGGTGCGCAAGGTTGAATATGTGGAAAACACTGAACAAAGGAATTATGAAAGCATTCGGAATGAATATTGAAACAGATACAGCAACGCTGAATGATGAATCTTTTCTGGAATGGGTTGGAATTAAGCGCGACAGTGAAAGCAAGAAGCCGACATCAGACGTGACATACTTCACTTGTTTGAAAATGATGTCAGAAACAGTCGCAAAAATGCCGTGGAAACTTTACCAGAAGACAAACAAGGGCATCAGTGAGCCGATAGACAACGACATTGCAAGGCTTATGAAGCAACGTCCGAACCCTTTTATGACACCGACAACCTTCTGGAACGCCGTGGAAATGAACAGAAACCATTATGGGAACGCATATGTCTATGTACGCAGGAAGTTCAAGCGTAAGAAATACGGCGGCGAATACAAAGCACTGGACATGTGGATCATGCCGTCAGACAGGGTGCAGATCATTATTGACGACAAAGGCATTTTCGCAGGCAAGGGAAAAATCTGGTATATGTACAGCGATGAATATTCGGGCGAACAATACATATTCAGGACAGAAGATGTCTTGCACTTCAAGACTTCGCATTGCCTGAACGGAATAGTCGGGCTTCCAGTGCAATACATCCTGAAGCAGACAGTCGAAGGCGTGATTGAATCACAACGCTTCCTGAACAACCTATATAAAAACGGATTGACAGCAAAAGCGGTGCTGGAATACACAGGCGAACTGAATGAAGATGCAGCCACAAAGCTGCGACAGACTTTTGAACGCTTCGGAGCAGGAAGCCAGAACACAGGCAAGATTCTTCCTGTGCCGCTGGGGATGAAGCTGACACCGCTGGACATTAAGCTGACAGATTCACAGTTTGTTGAGTTGAAAAAGTATTCAGCACTTCAGATCGCAGCAGCGTTCGGAATTAAACCAAACCAGATCAATGATTATGAAAAATCATCATACAGCAATTCAGAAATGCAGCAGCTGTCATTCTATGTGGACACGATGCTTTTTGTGCTGAAGCAGTACGAAGAAGAAGTGAACTACAAGCTATTATCGGATGACGAAGTGGAAGAAGGGCTGTACTTCAAAATGAATGAAAAAGTGCTGCTTCGTACCGACAGCAAGACACAAATGGAGATTCTGAAGGAAGGAATCAACAACGGCATTGAAACAGTAAACGAAGCCAGAAGAAAACTTGATTTGATGGACATGGAAGGCGGCGATGTACTGATTGTCAATGGAACTTATGTGCCACTGACGAAAGTCGGGGCGGCGTATGACAAAGCTGAAGAACAGGACACTGAAGAAGACAGCGATCCTGACAATCCTATAAATGAGCCAAACACAGAAGGCGGCGAAAATACGGATCAGGATGAATAGGAGCAGGAAACAGCCGAAACGAATGAACCTGACACCGATCAGGAAGGAGGGGAAGACGATGGCGAAGAAAATGAACTTCACAAGAAGAAATCGAGCGAAAAGAACGATTGAAAATGTCGGCTTCATGCAGATAAAAGACGCGGCAGCAGGCGGCGTTGAACTGTACATCTACGGCGACATTGTATCTTCGGCGTGGGACAAGTGGACATCAGAAGACACCTGTCCACAGGACATCACAGACTTTCTGAACGGCATTGACAACAATGCAGAACTGACAGTGTACTTCAACAGCTGTGGCGGCGATGTATTCGCAGGAATTGGCATATACAACATTTTGAAACGCCACAAAGGACATATCACAGGCATTGTGGACGGAATTGCAGCGTCAATCGCATCCGTGATCCTTATGGCGTGCGATGACATTGTTGTGTCAACAGGCGCACAGATCATGATTCACAAGCCGCTGACAATGGCGTGGGGCAATGCAGACGACTTCGCGGCGGTTATAAGCCAGCTTGACAGCTGTCAGCAGATGATCACAGACATCTACATGACAAAAGCAAAGGAAGGCGTGACAGCAGACCAGCTTGAAGAACTGATCAATGCAGAAACATGGATGTCAGAAAGCGAAGCATCAGAGTGTCGCGCTTCAGACTATTTCAACATCAAAGTGGATGAATCAGCGGAAGCAGTCGCAGCATGTGTCGGCTACATGATAGACAGATTCAAACATGCGCCAGCAGGAATGAAGACTGAAACAGCTGAAGACATCGAAGCAAGACAGCAGCAGGCAGACGAAACAGAAGAAATTCTGGGCGATCTGTACATGTATGGAATTTAAGAAAACGGAGGAAAAACAATGAGCAAAGAAGCAAGAGCGTTACTGAAGAAAATCAATGACAAGAAGAACGCGATCAAATCCCTTGTGAATGAGGGAAAGACAAAGGAAGCAAAGGAAGCGAAAGCAGAACTTGTGGACATGCAGGATCGTTTCAACATCCTTATGGACTTAGAGGATGACGAGGACGAGGACATCAAAGACCAGATTGACAAGGACGAAGCAACAAAGGCTGAAGGTAAGGACAAAGCACCTTCCAAGAAAGACATCGCGCGCGCGTTTGTCAATCGTATTGTCTGCGGAATGCGCAAGACAAAACTGAATGAAAAGGATCAGAAGATCATGGACGCAATGTCAGAGAAGTCAGACGAAGACGGCGGCTTCACTGTACCGCAGGATATTCAGACAGACATCCATGAGTTGAGAAGAACAGACGATGACCTTGAACAGTATGTCAATGTTGAGCCTGTCAGCACATTGTCAGGAAGCAGAGTGTTTGAAGTCGATGCAGATTCGACACCATGGGACGATGTTGACGAAGGCGAAGAGTTCGGAGAGGAAGAAACGCCGAAGTTAAAACAGATCAAGTACAAGATCAAGAAAAAGGGCGGCATCTTAAAAGTTACAAGGGAACTTTTGCAGGACACAGCAGAAAATATTCTGGGCTTCCTGAATAAGTGGATCGCGAAGAAGTCAAGAGCCACAAGAAACGCTGCAATTTTGAAGAAACTTGCAGAAATCACAACAGGAAAAGAAGTGGCAATCAGCGGATATGACGACTTGAAGGATGTCTTCAATGTGACACTTGATCCAGCGATTGCATCTTCTTCAATCGTTCTGACAAACCAGTCAGGCTTCAACTACCTTGACAAGATCAAGGACGAGCGTGGCGACTACATTTTGCAGCATGATGTGACAGACAAGTCAAAGATGCTTCTTTTCGGTGTATATCCGATCAAGAAAGTCAGCAACAAAGTGTTGAAGAATGTGGAAGTTAAGTCAGACGGAAGCAACGTGTCAGCGTACAAATACCCGATCTACATGGGCGATTTGAAGGAAGCAATCACTTTATTTGACCGAGAGAAGATCAGCATCGAACTTTCAACCGAAGCTGGCGACTTATGGGCGAAAGACCAGACAGGAATCAAGGTGCGTGACAGATTCGATGTGCAGGCATTTGATGAAGAAGCAGTCATCAAGGGAGAAATCACAGTTCCTGTTGCTGGTTAATGGCAGCAGGCTTCAGGAGAGGAGGAAAAGACATGGAACTGGAAGAACTGAAAGCATATTGTCGTATCGACTATGACGATGACGATGAAGTGATCAAACTGATTTATGCAGCAGTGCTGGAAGAAATGACAGACCTGATCAAAGACTTCAATCCTGAAGCACTCACGAACCGCCAGAAGTTATTGATCTGCATGTATGTCAAAGAAGCCTACGACAACAGGGACAGAACAGCACCAACAGACGACAAAGTCAGATTCGCGGTGCAGTCGATGATGTTGAAAGAAAGGTTGAAGTGATATGTCAAGCGCAAGAATCAAAATATACAAATACCAGTACGGAAAAGTTGATGGAAGGCGAGTGGAAACAGAACCGATCTTGTATCACGAATGCTGGTGCGAGATCGGCAGCCTTTACGGAAAAGAACTGTACAGGGCAATAGAAATCAGGCTGGAAGACGCGATCGTGTTCGATAATGTCAGGTATTGCAAGAAGGTCAAAGAGATTGCAGCACACTTGAAGGACTGGCTTGTGAAAAACAAGGACGACAAAGCACCTGAAGTCGCTGTCGGATATAGAGCAAAGAAGCTGAATGGCAAGTATGAATTTGTATGGCTTTATGTCGGAACATTCGGTCAGGGATATGACGACAACTATCAGACACAGGAAGACAAGGTCACAACACAGACAGCAACGCTGAAGGGCAGTTTCTACGAACGCGCATGTGATGGAAACTTTGAAACACAGGTTGACGAAAGCAACCTTCTGACAGAACACACGGACGCAGCAGCAGCAATCAAAAACTGGTTCGGAAAGGTACAAGAGCCAACAGAAGCGGCGTAAAAGAACAATAGGAGGGCAAACACAATGAAAAGAAAGTTAATTATAAACGGCAAAGAATATGAAATGCCAAAGATGGACGTTGACACCTATATGGAATATTTGGAGGTTAGGGACGACATCATGGGAACTGAAAAGAAAAGCGGACTTTACACCGCAGAACAGTTCCGAAAGATGCTGGACTGCATTTGCATGGTTTACGGCAACCAGTTCACTGTTGACGAGTTGAAGGACAAGGAAACAGGACTGGGAGTTGCAGCAATCATCATGGAATTTGCACTGATCGAAGAATCGCTGGGCGATGAAGTCAACGGAAAGGTTGAGAAGCTACAAAAAAATTTTACAAGTGGCAAATAATACCCGAACTGACGCTGACGTGCAATGAAAAAGAATATATATGCGCGTCAGTATCGGTTGAAAAGTACAGAGCATATACAGAACTTATGGAAAAGAACAACGGCGATGATGTTGCATCTGCGTTTCAATTCAATGCAGCAATTATGAAAATGATATTCGGCATATCTGAAAGGGAAGTGCTGAAGGCAGATGTCGCAGAACAGCTGGCAACAGCAAAGATGATTCATTTTGTGATGCAGGACATCATCACACCGAAGTTCCTTGAATTAAACCCAAACAGACCAGATGAAGTCGAACAGGAGAAGTCAGCATTCGATGATTATGACGAAGAAAACGGCTACAACGAAGCTGAAAAGCAGCTGGACGATGAAAACATCTGGAAAGTGTGCCGCGACAATGTGGACAGGGTTGTAAAGCTGTGTATAAAAGGGCTGAACGATTCACTTTCAAATGTTATGAAGTCGGATATTATGAGCCTTTTGGATCATGTGGCGTTCGAGATCAAGACCATCAACGAAAAGTGATGAAAGGAACGTGCATATATGGCGCAGGCATCAATCAAGATCGGTGCTTCAATGTCAGAATATCAGTCGGCGATGAAAGCGGCGGTCGCAAGCATGAAAGAACTGTCGTCACAGTACAGTCTTGCTGCTGCAAACGCCAAACTGTACGGCACGAAATCTGACGCGTTAAAGGCGAAGATCAGCGAACTTACACAGAAAATGGATGTCCAGAAGACGAAAGTCGCGGATTGTAAAACACATTATGAAACACTGACAACACGACTGGACAACAACAAGAAAAAAAGCGAAGAACTGAAGACAAAAGTCGCAGAACTGTCAAGAGCCTATGAGGAAAGCAAGGAAGCGACTGGCGAAAATTCAGAAGAAACAAAGAAATTAAAAACAGAACTGGACAAAGCGGAAAAGCAGCTGGCAACAACCGAAGCACAAACAACAAAGTATGAAGCAGCAGTCAAGAAGCAGGGGGCAGCAGTCACACAGGCTGAAGCTGACCTTGCGAACATGGAAGTGCAGCTTCGTGATGTCAATGCGGAACTTGCGCGCCAGAAGTTCGATGAATACGCGGAAAAGGCTGGAAAAGTCGGACAGGCAGTGCAAACAGCAGGACAGCACATGATGAAGGTCACAACCGCGATCGGCGGCGTGGCAGCGGCATCGGTAACAGTTGCAGCAAACTTTGAACAGCAGATGTCAAAAGTGCAGGCAATCAGCGGAGCAACAGCAGAAGAAACTGACAAGCTGACAGAATCAGCGCGTCAGTGGGGGCGTGATACAAAGTATTCAGCAACCGAAGCAGGCGAAGCGTTTGAATATATGGCACTTGCAGGCTGGAAGACGGATGACATGCTGGAAGGCATTGGCGGCATCTTGAATCTGGCAGCAGCATCCGCGATGGACTTGGGAACAGCTTCAGACATCGTCACAGACTATCTGACAGCGTTCGGGCTATCGGCAAAGGACGCAGGAAAATTCGCAGACGAAATGGCTTATGCAATGAGCCATTCAAACACAACAACCGAAGCACTTGGAGAAGCATATAAAAACTGCGCTGCGACAGCTGCTTCAATGGGATATTCGGTGGAAGAAACAACAGCAGTCTTGATGACAATGGCGAACGCTGGCGTTAAAGGCGGCGAAGCAGGAACAGCCCTGAACGCTATTATGACAAGACTTGCGACAGATACAAAAGGCTGTGCAACCGAACTGGCGAAGTATGGTGTTGAAGTGTACGATGCGCAGGGCAACATGAACAGCCTGTCAAGCATACTGACAGGAGTGCGCGGCGTATGGAATAACCTGACAGACGAACAGCAAGCGAACCTTGCAAAGACAATCGCAGGAACGAACCAGTTTTCAGCATTGCAAACAATCATGTCTGGCTTGTCAGATGAAGCGATTGCAAGCGGAATGTCCTTCAGTGACTATGCTGAAGCATTACAGAATTGTGACGGCACTGCATCAGACATGGCGGCAACAATGCAGGACAATTTGCTGGGAAGACTGACACAGCTGAAGTCGAAGCTGGAAGATATTGGAATAACTGTGGGAAATGCACTGCTTCCATTCATGGAAAAGGCAGTGGCGAAGATTGGAGAACTTGCAGACAAGTTCGCAGCATTAAGCCCACAGCAGCAAGAAACGATCCTGAAAATTGCAGGCGTTGTGGCTGCGATCGGTCCTTTGCTGACGATAGTCGGAAAAGCTATCAGCGTATCTGGACAGCTATCATCAGGGATCGGAAAAGTTGTTGGCAAGCTGGCGGCAATGGGAACAACAGCGTCAGGAGCAACAGGCGGCATGGCTGTCCTGAAAGGCGCGCTTGCGGCGATCACATCGCCAGTCGGAATTGCGGTCGCTGCGATCGCAGCAATCACGGCAGTCATAGTGACGCTGTGGAACACGAACGAAGACTTCAGGAACAAGATCACGGAAATCTGGGACAGAATCAAAACAGTGTTCACAGAGTTCGGACAGCACATCACTGACAAGCTTAATTCGCTGGGCTTTGATTTTGAAAACTTCGGGGAAGTGGTCAAGGCAATCTGGGAAGGCTTCTGCAATTTGTTAGCACCGATCATCGAAGGCGTGTTCAATAATATCGCAAATGTCATTGAAACAACGCTGAATGTGATCACAGGCGTGTTTGATTTGTTCGTGTCGTTATTCACAGGCGACTGGTCAGGGGCTTGGGACGCAGTAAAAGGAATATTTGAAAGCGTATGGAATGGGCTGAAGGAATATATCAGCAATATTCTGAACACAATCAAGGGCGTTGCTGACGCTTTTCTGGGCTTATTTGGTACTTCATGGGATGAAGTATGGAATAGCATCAAGACAACCTTTGAAAACATCTGGAACGGCATTGTATCGTTCTTCACAGGCATACTTGACGGAATAAAGAACGCAGTAACAACAGCATGGACAGCAGTCAGCACGACAATTTCAGATGTACTGACAGGAATCTGGAACACAGTCAGCAACATATTCACGACAATCAGGGACTTTGTATCAACAGTCTTTGAAACAATCAAGAACGTGATCACAGTCGTTATTATGGCGATTGCAGAGTTCTTCAGCGCAGCATTTGAAATCTTGACAGTTCCGTTCCGATTTATCTGGGAGAACTGCAAAGATACAATCATTTCAGTCTGGGATGCAATCAGTACGAAGATACAGACAGCAATCACGTTTGTACAGAATATCATCACGACAGTATGGAACGCGGTCAGCGGTGTATTCACGACAGTGTGGACAGCAATCAGCACGACAGTGTCGAATGTCTGGAACACGATCAGCACGAAGATACAGACGACATTGCAGACGATCCAAAATATTATCACGACAGTATGGAACGCGGTCAGCGGTGTATTCACGACAGTGTGGACAGCAATCAGCACGACAGTTTCAAATGTTGTGAACAGCATCAAGAACACGATCACGAATGTGTTCAATGCGGTCAAGACGACAGTCAGCAACATATTCAACAGCGTGAAGTCAACAGTGACATCAATCTGGAACAGCATCAGCAGCACGATCAGCAATGTTGTGAACAGCATCAAGAACACAGTCAGCAACGTGTTCAACACATTAAAATCAACAGTCAGCAACGTGTTCAACAGCATAAAATCAACAGCAACATCGGTCTGGAATGCAATCAAGAACGCAATAACAACACCGATCAACGCTGCGAAAAACGCTGTACACAATGCAATCGAAGCGATCAAGTCGAAATTCAACTTCACATGGTCACTTCCAAAACTGAAATTACCACACCCGAAGATCACAGGAAGCTTCAGCCTGAATCCTCCATCAGTACCACACTTTTCAATAGACTGGTACAAAAACGGCGGTATTATGAACGATTCAATGATCTTCGGAATGAACGGAAACAAGCTGCTTGCTGGCGGCGAACCAGAAACAGGCGGCGAAGCTATTCTTCCGCTAAAACCATTCTATCAGGAATTGAACTCAATACTTGATGAAAAGCTGAAGAATATAGAGTCAGGAACGAATGTGAAGGTTGAAAATCATACATACATTGACGGCGAAGAAGTGGCAAGCAAGACATACACGAAAGTGGATGAACAGCTTGTGGAAGATAAAAGGAAAGGAAGGTAAGGCAGCATGAAAGTGAATGGCATTGACGCAAGAAAATACAACGCGAAGCAGCTGACAGCCGAAGTGCTGCCACCTTCGCTTGCTGTCGATTATGAGATTGTAACAGGCGCATTTCTTCCGACAGAATTTGAAACAGATATGGAACTGGGACAGCTGAAGTTGTGCATGTACTTCAGGGGCAAGGATAGAAACAGCCTGATCAGGTCGATGTCGGCATTTTTGGAAAATTTCACGAAGTCAAGCGTTGTTGAAGTCGATGGCTACAAAGGAAAGTTCAAGGCATACACAGCAAGCAGTGACTATTCAAAAATGAAAGTGAAAACCAGATACAAGCTGAACATCAAACTGGAAGGCTATTTTTTTGACGATGAACTGAAGCTGGAATATGACGGAATCGCACAGACAACGATTGACCGACAAGGGACACGAAAAGCACCAGCAATCATTGAAGTGTACGCAAAGAAGACATTGAAGAATTACAAGATAAGTGGCTTTGAAGATGACATCATCGTGGAACAGCTGGCAGCAGGACAGACTATCATCATTGACGGAGAAGAAGGACGCATCACAAACAATGGCGCAGATGCATTTGCGAGTGTTGATTTGTGGAAATTTCCAGCAATCACACAAGCACAGACAGTCTTGAAGTTTTCCAATACAGACGCGATCGTTCGGATCAGGTACAAACCTATGTGGATTTAGGAGGATGACAGATGCAGATTTTTAATGACAAAAAAGAACGTGTCGGAATCCTGAAGGGCTTCAAAGACAGAAAGATTGTGAAGACACTTAATTCTGGCGACAAGGAATTGATTTTCAAATATCCTTCGGACGGAAAGCAAGTTGACCTTCTGAAAGAAGAATACTACATCAGGACGAAAGAAGACGAATACGTCATCAGGAAAAGAAAGACAGGCACACAGTTCAATGAATACACAGCGCAGTTGAATGTCGAAGAACTTGAAGGGGCTGTGTTCCCTTATGGATTTGAAAGCAAGGAACAGACGATCAGGGCATGTCTTGAATTTGCTTTTGAAGGAACAGGCTGGAAGGTCGGCACATGCCAGATCACAAAGAAAAGAACAATCAACAAAGACGAAGAAACGAATGCATGGAAAGTTCTTCAGGACTGCTTGTCAACGTATCGCGTGGAATGCAAGATCAATAGTCTGACAAAGACGATCGACATATATGAACAGATTGGAGCAGACCGCGGACGATACTTCATCGAAGGATTGAACCTGAAGAAACTGACAGTGACTTCAGACACATATGATTTTTATACGCGACTGATCCCTTTAGGG